TTGATTAGCTCTTGCAAGTCTCCCATCCCCAAGCATGGACCCAACTAGGAGGGACCTGAGGCGACCCTCAATAGGGCATACTTCATGTCGTTCAGTTCGCCCTATAGTCTCTATTCCCCAACGATGCCTCCACCGACGAATATGCTTAAGTGGGCAACCTACTTGAGAAGCTATCTCTTCATCAGTGAACTTGTCTTCTAGGTAAAGCTTCCTAAGCTCAGGCTCAGAGATTGGGCAAGGTATAAGTCTCATCCAAGGACTATACACACTATCCTGAGGCTGTCAAGGACTGTCCTCGCTATATTCGAGATTTGAGCAAGTCGGGTGAAAATGGAGACCTAAATACGAGAAGGCCGGGAGTCCTTTCGGAGACCCGGCCTTCTTCAAACTAGCCTATTTAGGCTCAAACGCGAGTAACAACCAGGCGAGACAACCCACGAGGGTTGTGACAGCCAACGCCGAGGTTTTCGAATATGCTGAACCCAATTGTTCGAGCACGGGGATCATCGGCAGAGAGACAGCTGAGTTCGGTTCTTACGGGGATGCGGCCGAACGTCTCGGGCTCACAACACAGGTAGATAAACCCAGCAGGAACAAGACGACTCGTAATGATCTGGGCACCCCAAACGGTAGCCTGGAGACCAGTCTTGAGGAGGACCGCTTGGGACTCGATGTCCAAGATGTCACGACCCCACTTACGAATGTCGGCGTAATCTACAGCGTTCATGTAGATTCGAGCAACCCTAAGGTCGTGTCGCTCAATCTCAGCAAAGGCGTCTGCGAGGACGCTTGGGCTGACCGGAGCCACCACGTTGATATCAGGGTTAGTCTGACCGGCAAGAGTATCGAAGCCCGAGACAGCAATGCTGTCGAGAACTGCGAAGACTCTTTCGTCTTCAGCGGCCTGGATCTGAGCCTTACCAAGATCCTGAGCACGCTCGATTAGATCGAAACGACGCTCCTTGATCTGGGTGAGGGGGATCTCAGGGTTAGAGGCAATCTCAAACAAGGGGAAGATAACCCTACGGGGCTTCTGGATGGCGAGAATGTTCTCACCTTCCTCGCCGACCACGTAAGCGGTTACATCCGGATCCTTGTCATAGATCGGAAGAGCCCCATCGGGAAGCTGCTCAACCAAGAAGGTCTTACGACCAACGGCCGAGTAGTCTCGACGAGAACGAAGGGATTGAATCATCGACGAAGCTAGCTTTGCACGGCCAGCTGAGGTCTTGATGTATTCACTGATGATCTGTTGCTTGACGTCGTTAGATACTGCCATGTTCGTGCCTTTTTACCTTTCTAAATGCCTTGCTCAGATCCTGAGGTCCAGCACGAGCATGGGGGTGTTAGCGTCTGGAGCAGCCTTGACAATTCCAATGATGGTCGCAGTGACCGAGTTCAGAGTCTCATAGGCGTCGTCAACGTTCTTGGTGATGAGACCGTTTGCACTTGCGTACAGAAGGTCACCAGCGGCGTAGGTGAGTGCATCTCCTGCATCACCATCGCCATCATCCTGGATCTTGTGGGTTTCGTAGATAGTGACCCCAACGCACGAGCCGGAGCCCGAGACGTAAGGTCCACGACCCGAAGCCGTTCCAGGGGTGTTCTCGTAAGCATTGCCCAGAGCATCATTGATGAAGATGCCTAGGGGACGGATACCTGCGAGGAAGGTGGGGCCAACCGTAACAGCAGGACCTCCAACCACGTTGTTGCCAGCCTGAGGGCGAGTAAAGGCTACTGAGCCACCAAGAACGCCCTTCTTAGTGATCCCCGTGAGGGTAGTAGACTTGCCTATTGGGCCCGCGTAGACAACGGGGTTATCCTGGGTGAAGGCATCTGCTGCAAGGCTACCAACGCTATTGCGGGTAACGACATGGAACAACTGCACTCGACCACTGGTCTCCCTGAAGTCTCCCGAGCTTTGTCCGCGCATACTCATAATGAATTCTCCTTAGCGGAAAAGTGGGTTTCTTCATCTACATCTAAATCTAGGCAACTCGTAAGAGTTGAAAGTCTGTTATGAGAGACACTCACTAAGAGTGCCCCTCATAAGTAGATTAGCGATTCTGGATACCAAAAGCGCCACGAACATCGGGATCCGAATTCCAAAGACTAGAGAGGTCCGACTTTGACCCACTAGAACTAGTAGGGGCACCGCCGATACGACTCACACCAGCAGTGGGACGAGTTCCCACAGTACGGGTGCTTGCAGTACGAACTGCATGAGCTTGCTTCTCTTGTCCCTGAGCTTCTTGAGCTTCCTCAGCATCCTGAGCTTCTTGATTCGAAGCAAAGAGCTGTTGAAGAACCTGGTCATTCTGGTCCATTTGAACTTCCCCTACATCCATAGAGGGAGTGTCAAGCTGGATGTCCATATCAGCTGTGGGATCCATTTGATCCTGAGCCAACATAGCATCAATCAACTCGGAATCCTGACTGACCTGTTGGGGCTGCTGGGCAACCTGTTGAGGCTGCTGAAGCAGCTGGGCAACTGCCTGAGCTGGGTCTTGTCCTTGGGCAATAGCCTGTTGCACACACTGTGCAATCTGCTGAGCCTGGGACTGAACCTGCTGCCCAGAAACCTGTTGCTGTTGGAGTTGAGCAATCTGCTGTTGAATCTGCTCAGCCTGCTGTTGGAGCTGCGAGATCTGGTCCTGAGCAGCTTGCTTCTGCTGACCCTGGTCTTCCTCTTCCTGGTCTTCCGAAGCTTCCTTCTTGGACTCTTCCTTCTTCTCAGCAGCCTCTTCCTTCTTCTCCTTGATGTTCTCAAGGAACTGAGGAGGGATCTTGCCAGCTTGCTTCTCTTGACCTCCCTCTTCCTCTTCCTCTTCTTGGTCCTGAGCAGCTTGCTTCTCTTGACCTTCCTCTTCCTCTTCGTCAGACTCTTCCTCTTGTTCAGCAGCAAGACGAGTATACATACTCATCACACTACTGTCAGGGAGATTCATAAGGTCAAGAGCTTGGTCCTCAATAAGGGACTCAGAAGCCGTCTTACTAAGAATTGAGCGACTAATAGCTACACAGAGAGCAGCCTTCTTGGTAAGAACTTCCTCAGAAGCCGTCTTCTCGGGGTGGTTGAAGGTTTCGGATCTGAATTCAGGCATGCCAATTTCATTCCTCTTAACTTGGCCACCAGAATATTCCGACTCCCAATTGGAGGGGGAAACATCCTCTGCAAATTCAGAGGGGCCACCGATAACGTAAGCGTCAGGCTTAGGTTGTGGGTGATCCTGATTCATATCGTAGATGTCAGCAGCAACCTTGAGGTTTGCGGCCTTGGCAATTTCACTTCGGTTCCAGGTAGTACGCTCACGAGTCATGGAGGGGATCCTTTCTTGATCTTAGATCGTATAAAAGCTTTCTCAGAGTCCTAGGGCAAACAACTTACCCTTTTCTATCAATTGAGCCCTTTCGGACTCTGTAGGAACACTTTTCATCACCTCGCGACAAGTCGCTAGGTATGTATTTACATCTGGATATGGGGCTGTACCACCTACAGCAATTACAACCCGGTACAATCTACTGTCCCCTGCCATGGAGGACTTTTTAGTCATCCTTGATAAGAGTCGGTCTATAACAAGAATCTCACGACCCGAGAATCTATTAGCAGCTGCTACAGCTTCCCACCCGCCGAAGTCGTGTAAAATCAGCCCAGCTAACACACTTTGTGCATGTTGTGGGTTTTTAACAGAGGTCAAAACTGTCTTAGCTCTTTGTTGCCACTTGGGGAATCTAAGAGCTGACTTAATTAGAGATTGATTGGACTTGTTCTCATCCAAAACCTCTCTACTCTTCTCTGTTTCAGATTGCTCAAGGTCTTTACGAACTCTTTGAGACACCTCTCTAACAAGAGTCGTGTACAGGTCATCAACCGTTTTCTTAAAAGGTGACTCTGGGGTCTCTTTTTTTGGTTCGGATATCTCAGCCTGACCTGGAAAGTCTTCTTGCGCCAAAATAGAGAGCCTTGAATCCCTCTTAGCACTAGCGCTGTCTTGTCCTGAAAAAGAAGCTGGGGTCTTTAGGGAACCCAACGAAGGACCCTCATAGAGGTATGCCAGGTGGTCTGAGGGGACTGCCATAGAACCAACCCCTACAGGGGCCAGTCGAGCTGCCTTCTGTAAAGAGGAGGAGGGAACTTGGACAGGCTTTGAGAAGGCTACCTGAATCTTCTGACGATTTGTCTCAGAGAGCTTGGCATTCTGGGGATCAAGAATACTTCGCAACACCGCGCCCTTAAAGGCGGGGTTTGCGACCCATGAAGCTTCAATGAACTGTACCGACTTCGGATCTGTGTAGTGACCACACAGCTCTGCTACCTTCCTTCGAATACCCTTAGCATCAAAGAAGGTGGAGCCTTTCTCGTACTTGATATGCCTGCAGAGACATGTCTCATCAATGGCCACATTGCCACACTTAGTACACGTCGTGTGCAGGGCCGAGCACCCCATAGACAGGGTACTAATGTTTCCTGCAGTGATAGCAGAGACCAATTCCTTATGTTTTCGATCAGTAGCCACCAGAATGTCTACATAGATGGACTCTCCGATGTCCCTAGCAGCTGCATCAATGATCCTACCTTTAGAAAGTTCAGGGATTTGTACGTGCTCTAGGTAAGACTGACCTCCAATGAAGGATCGATAAGTAGCTAAAAGAAGCTTCCTTTCCCAGGCATCACAGTTATGCACTGCAACCCCATTTGCTATGTAGGAATGGTCTTCCTTGACATCAAAGTTATACAACTTACCTTCGTAAGGGGTTCTAGCAATGCTGTTGACTATATGCGTCTCATATCCATTCAAAAACCTAAACTTAGGTGACTTCTGGACATCAGGGTTATAATCAACCTCATAGATTGTACCTTTGACTAACTCCGCTACCCAACTTGAACCACAAGTTACCATCCAAGCCTGAGAACTCTTAGTAGGGTCAGTGGTTATGGAGATCACTCCATCTACAACCTCCCTCTTCCTACCCTCAATAACAGAGTGGGTTAGGTAAGAAGAAATCCCTAACCTATTCAACATAATCTGCATCTGATTAGACAAGGAGTGACTTGAAGAAGAGCCAGTAAGCCTACTCCCATAAGGTGTCTTTATGTAACACCCATCTCCTTCAAACCAACCTCTAAGGACTTCTTGCTGAATAACCTTCTTGGAAAGTAGTAGATCTCTGTCTAAGAACTTGGTAGTAGAGTCTGCCCCATGAACCCACCTAGAGAAGAAGGTGACCAGATCTCTATTAGTTCTTGTTGTTACGTGTATACCGTTATCCCTAGAATGGCTCCTGATTACCCCTTCAACCCCAAACTCTGAGTAAAGTAGATCAACCACCAACTTAGCCAAAGTGTGAGTCTCATTCTTATTGAAGGCCCACATAACCCCTACTCTGGAGTTGTCTTTCCTAGAGTCTAACTCGTAGTACCCCTCAGCTGCAAATAACCCAAGTAGTCTGGCTTTACCTGGAGTTAAGTCAGAGGTCTTAGTCCCTGTAATAACAGGAGTACACAAAAAGTCGTTTATAGTAAGATCCCCTGCAAGGACAAACTCACCCTTCTTGCTCTTCAAAAGCTCCTTATTCTTGACTCTGTGTTTGAAGTAACAATACTTACTACAGTAGTTCTTACCTAGAAGGAAAGTGGCTGACCTGTTGTTTCTACTGATAGAGGCATTACAGTGAACACAGTTCACCACAGGCTTATACACAAAGAGAGGGTGCTCATCAGTGACTCTCAACCTCTCAGTACTTCCATGGAACTTAATTTCCAACAGGTCCCCTGAGAAGTCTCTACAAAAAGTCTTAGTAACCTTCTTGCTAACCCCCAAGTGAGTTAGAACCAAGTCACCTTCCTGGATTAACTCAATGTTCTTTACTGTACCATCTGCCATAGTAATAGCAGTTCCAGGCACAAAGCAATTGCTGTTGATAAACTTCTGAGTCCCCGTAGTCACATAGAAGTCGGGGTACTTACGATCGATCTGCATGCCATCAAACATCTGACTTCCGAGGTGGAGACCGGGGATTTCAGTGTCTACTGATGCAATGATCGTCGCATGACTTAGCAAGTACTGCTTAGGGTCATACTGCTGTAAGACAACATGAGCAGCCTTCCTAATCTCAAATGACTGAGGTGTGGTAGACTTAGAGCGAAGCTCTTCCCAACTACCTTGAACGATAGAGGGTTGAGTAACTCTTGCTTTAGCTGTCTTAGAGAAAGCCATGTTAGATTCCCGTCCCGAACCAATTATGAGGTTCCCCTGTAGGACCCAAGACTGATTGAGGGTCAATCAAGTACAAGCACTGGGGGCAAGCAAACACCTTGTGCTTAGCCCCCTTGTCCATCCTGTAAGTAGCACCCCTCATCCTAGAAGAGCATCGAGGGCAAGCAGGCTTACCTACCTTGATATCTTCCCCAGTCGCCCTATACTGACGATTCTGAGCAACCCAGTAAGCAGCTACCTTGAGTTGCTTACTAATGTGTTGTTGGATTCGAAGCTCCCCAGAGTTAGCTGCAAATAGATAGAACTTAGCAACTTCACTCCGAAGAGCCGAATCATCCACATCAGGTAGGGTCCTGTAGAGGTCATCATAGGCGATGACCTCACTATCACCCTTGTGCCAGGACTTGGCTAACTTGATGTACACAGTAGGTTGGAAGAGGTTGTCTCTCCAAAGTCTCGTAGAGGCTTCTTTACGAGCCTTGTCAATATCAAAGGTAGAGGGACTCTGATCAAATGTAGGAGGAGTGAAAGCCATGAACTTTGGGTTAACCTTAACAATGTCATCTGGGAAACAACGTTCGTTCCCAAATGGCCATTGAACATCGACAACCCCTAACCCCTTATGAACTGCTGTAACAGTTCCACAATAAGGAGATAGAAACCCAGTGTTGATTGTGAGCTTTTGCACACAATCACCCCGAGAAAAGTCCCTAGTAAGTCTCCAATAATCTAGCATTTTACTCCTCAAATGTGACTTGTTCAGGGAGCCAGAGGACGACCCGTAGTAGACTTCCCACCACTCACTGAAGTGGTCTGGTCGTCTCGATACAGGCTCATGTAGCCCTCGTCACTGTCAGTCTGCTTAGGAGCTGTGGGAGCATTGAAGGTCCCCATGTAACCCTCGTCACTATCCTGTTGGAGAACCTTTGCACCCTTGAGAACAGCAACCTGACGGGTAGCGAGAGAGCCTTCACCGAAGGAAGCCTTCTCAATTTCATCAGCAGTTCGGTCAAGGTCATTGACCATCTTCTTAGCTGCCTCAAAGGGGATTCCCCACTTCTCAGCATTCTCTTGGATAGCTCCGGCAATACGATCGAGACGAGACAGGGCCTTGTTTGCTTCTTCCTTAGCGAATCTTAGTGACATTGTGTACCTCTTGTTTCCTAACTAACCTTCGTGAACCAACTTAACCAAAAGCATGTCGTACAGAGCAGCGTTGATAGCTGAGCTGTACTTCCCACCACTAGAGTCTCTGATAGATAGATCCAAGGCAGCCCTGAACCTCGCATCAGGTTCCATCCCTTCTATCTGAGAGGATAGGATTGGAGACTTCAACCAAACCTTAGCCTCACCTAGGATAGAATCAAAGTCTGAGCTTGACAGATCTCTAATGTGCGCCTGTTCCCATTTTGGATAGGGTCCAACGGAATTTGGTGTAATCCCGTGGTAGATTGCAGTACGCACAGGCTGTCTAACAAGGTCCTGTTGTTTCATAGAGTCTGCCTTACTATTCCCAATCCAATAAGAAGAACCTGAAGCAGACCCTCCCACCTCTCTACGGTTCAAAGACATGTCAGGGTCTGACTTAGTGTCTGGATCTCCCTCTACATCAGGATCCCCATCAACCTGCATCTCCTCACGCCTACGATCCTTACGAGGGGGCTTTAACTTAGGGAGGGGTCTGACCAATCGCTCAGCCTCTTCCTCTTCCCTCTCTGTTCGGTTCTTAGTACTAAGAACTTTCATTAGTACCTACCCTCTTCTTCAGCTGGGGGCTCTTCCTTAACAGTAAGACCTAAGTACTTAGCAATCTTAGGCATGATGTCTGTCTTCTCAGCAATCATCCTACCAACCTCACCATAGACGCCACGGATGACCTCATTGAAGGTGGAGTCATTAACAGAGAACATGTCCTTTTCAATCTTAGACCTAGTGTCTTGAGGATCGATATTGAACATCTCAAGAATGAGGTCAATACTGATAGATCCCTTCTGGTACAGATTGAACAAAGCGTCATAGGTGTCTTGCGAGTCTCTTAGGGCGAGTCTTGTAAAGCTCAACCTAGGAATGAGAACTACCTCATTCCCCCACTTGTCTTTTTCAATGAAGCCCTTACGCCTAGCCACAGGCTTGAACAGATACTCCTCCACATACTCTTGAATCATCTCTCTGTAGAGAAGGTATCTTGTGTTTAGGACCTCAAGCTTAACCCGGTCACCAGCAAAGGTAGCTTCACCACTAAGCAAAGACTCAGTGACCCCTAGCCCAGCGTACAGTTGCTTATCTGTAACCTCATACTCACCGGAAAGGTCTAGGAGACGATCCCTTGAGCCCATCTCTTCCCAGTGTACTTCATAGTTTGTAACAATGGAGTAGTCCGGGTCAACTAGAGCAAGGTCAACTTGCTCCCTGAGATCCTCAGTGTCGATGTCAGAGAGACCTTCTCCCCACACCAATCTTTTGGGAGTCATCGCTCTTGAAGCGATTTGAGTTTGAGCCTGACGAAGCTTCTCTCGATAGGTCAGTACTCGGAGGCATCTGTCAAGGATGCTAGATCCCATATCCTCCCCAGCACCCCTTCGAGCTGACAACTGATACCCAAAGGATCCCTCATCAGGGTCAGAACCTAGGGGGATAAGCTTTCCTGATTCAATGTACTCCCTAACTTCACTAGGGATCTCTTGAACCATCTTCTCAGCTTGCTCATCCCCACTCTTAGCTTTCTCAAAGAGAACTCTTTCCCTCTCACTGGGAATCATCTCGATACTAACTGTATCCGTGAAAGAGTAAGAGGTGACCTTCACCTGGTCCATAGGGATGATCACTAACTTTGACCACCCCTTGTAGTTCCTCTGGTAGTAAGCTAGCTCTTCCTCATCAATGTCATTAGCTCCCTCAACATCTTCACCTTCCACACAATTACCTTCTTCATCTAAAAATGAAGAAGTCTTTTTCACAGGCCTCTTCCCAACACTGGAAGGGATCTCTACAGTCGAATCCTCAGCAAAGAGGACACAGTTACCATCTAAGTAGTAGTGGTGAGTAGCTGTGATAAGCCGTTGAAACAACTTGATCTTAGTACACATCCGCTCAAAGAAGTCTAGGATGTACTTTCCGTAGTCCTCAGCGCTATCGAAACCCTCTGGGAAAGTGGTAGGCTTTGGAGTTGCAAGCCTAACCTTTGACATTGGAAGCTCTGTGTGGAGGTCAATTGCCTGACCCACAATAGGGTCACTCTTATAGTAGTGTCGGTAAAGCTCTCGTTTCTCTCGAAGAGATTGAGGAAGCTCTAGGAAGTCAGTAGAAAGGGGAGCACTAAAGAAGGCTCCTTGACTTGAGGGGACAGTATTCCCACCAAGTCCCCCAGAAAGACCAGCATTAGCGGTCTTGATCTTACGAACAAGCTTCTCCTTCTCAGTTAACTGAGAAGAGGTTCCCTTAGCTGTGTAGGGGGACGTTGACCTAAACGTAGACTGCATGCTACTGCTTAGGCTAGTTCTCGGTACGTTAGTGAAACTAGAGGACATTAGACTTCACCATAAAGCTCTTTGAAACTGGAACCCAAATCAGGGGCCAGTCTCTTGTACCTTCCTATAAAGTCAATATCTGTAGAAGCGGTGGGTGCAACTCCATACAGAGATTCCAAAGGATCCTGAACTGGTTTGGGGGCCTTCTTCCTCTCTAGGCGTCTCTTCTTCCTCTCAACCTCTTCTTGCCTCTCTAAGGCCTCTCTGTTGGACCTAGTTAGCAAGGACCCTGTAACACTGAAGGACCTACTGATAGCTTGACTCAAGACATTTGAGAGCCTCTTACCTGTACTTGCAACGGAAATATAGGTGTAAGACTCCTCTGTTGGTTGGCCTCTCCTAACCTTAGTGTACAGGGTAGTGTAGATCTCATTGAGGTACTCCACAGAAGACTCCAACTCCTCTCTAAGAGAGATTGCTTCTTGACAGAGTTCTTCGGGAGTTAAGTTCCCCAACTGTTTTCTGATCTTCATATTAGAGGGATGTCTGGATACCTAAGAAGTTCTGGTTTGAGTCCTTAGGGATTTGAGCTACAACTCCGGTAAAGAAACAAGGTGCTCTTAGGTCTCCTGAAAGTGTGAGTTCGTCTTCCTTAGTCCACAAACCCCTACCCGAGAAGTAGAGTATGTCGTTAGCTTGGTAAGTAAGGGGGACTAGAGGCCCCCCACCTATACGAGAAGCATAAGTGTACCTTTCATAGCTAGAAGTGGAGATTAGGCACCCACCACTAAACATAGTGGCGTACTTGTAATGAGGTTGTTGACGAGTTATCCCGGTATACTTGTCCCCTTCCTCATCCGAACCCCACACCAAGAAGCCACCAAATAAACCCTCAGAATAGGATACAACCCTCTCATCGTTAGCTGAGTTTACCCATTGAACTCCCTGGCCCCCAGGCCACCCAGAGTCAACTAGGTCTTGGGAAACAACAACTGTTTGAGTGTCTCCCTTGAAGTAAACCACACAATCTCGACCTCTAATGATGTCTGTCATAGCTGCTCTCAGATAGAGGTTTGGATTATCATGTGCCAGTTAGTGTTGGCAGTAGGGACCTGAACAACATTCCCCAAGTAGTATCCGTTGACTCCTCTTGGATCTGGAGGCACCATCTGGTCCCACTCAGACTCATTCGTGAAGTAACCTCGACTTGAAAAGAGAAGCCTCTCACCAACTGAGTAGGTGATTGGAACCAAGGGTCCCCCACCTATACGAGAAGCGTAAGTGTAACGCTCTATTGTCCTAGTAGAGATCAACCAACCACCTGCACAAAAGGTAGCAAACCCATACTCAGGCTGAGTTCCTGTGAGACCTGTAAGTTGGTCTGCCTCCTCATTAGAACCCCACAGTAGGAAACCCCCATAGATCCCATCAGAGAATGTGACTAGGAACTCATCTCGAGGAGAGTTTATCCACATAACTCCCTGACCACCCTGCCACCCTTGCTGCCTCATTGAAGAAGAAACAGCAACTGTAAAAGAGTCACCTCTGTAGAGCGCATAGCAATCACGCTCTCTTGGGAACTTCAAGTCAAAGGTCATATCGAGGTTTGCACTCCCAAGTATCCGTTGGTTGTAATTGAAGGGGCTTGGGAAACAAAAGCTATGTAATACTCGTTCAAACCCCTACTAACAAGGCTTGGGATCCCAGAGTCTACCCACTCAGTAGTCTCCTTTGTAAGATAGCCCCTAAGACTGAAGACCAACTGATCACTAGCTTGGTAGGTAAGAGGAACTAGAGCACCCCCACTCTTACGAGAAGCATAGGTATACCTCTCATAGGTTGAAGTTAGGATGTGCCACCCCCCCGCACAAGCAGTTGAGTACCTGTAGTAAGGTTGAC